AGCCGGATCGACTCCGGAAGAGTTTCCATCCGGATAAGTTTTTCTATGGATACTTGGGCATGATAAGATTCTGTATTGTTTTTCGCCAAAATATCAATCTCTGAAGAGTTTTGGATGAATTGACAAAGTTTAATCCATCCCAAAACTTTCCAAAAATCCAAGGTTCCGCCGTGGAGCCTAACCTCTATCGTCTTATGTTTCCGATATGCGGAAAGATAATTTATCATCACATATCGGTCAGAGCTAAACCGATATATCCCATGCTTTGGAATTGGTAAGTTTTTTTGGCAGAATCTATTCTCTAGTCTCGATTGCGGGACGAGAAGCATCAAAGCTGGAAGAGCCTTCACAAGCCGTTTCGCTCTCTTCGTCGCTGTTACTTTAGATACCCCACGCTGATCGAGGTGAACATGCATTCCGCATGTGGTATTAACTTCACCGCCCATAGCGTTAATCTTATCCACAATGCTTTTTAGCCTCACCGGATTCTCACTTCTCATCGTTACTTTAACTTCCGCTCCGGAGCCGTCTTCTCCGAGAGTGTCTTCATATCTCACCGATCCATCTCCGACAACCTCCGTCAATACTCCAAGATCCTTTTCCGTAGGAATGGAATAATCTTTATGAAACACGCATTCTAATTCAACTGAAACTAGGTTCCCGCTGAATGCTTTCATATATTTGTCTTTTACGTCTTCAGATCGCTTGGTTTCTGATTTCGCGTAACTCCTAGCAAGCCGGATCGCATTTCTTCCATCCCTAATCTCTTGACGCTCCTCCCATGTGGAGTTTTCTGCTGGAATTGTGCTTCGTACGGATACCGCTTTCGGTTTCCATGCGTAGGTTTGGCGATTCTTGACCAAGATTCCACGATAAAACTCGTTCATGAGTCTTTCTCTATCCACTTTGGCGGGGATAGTTTCCGCTCCCGATTGTGTGTTTTTCATAGGTCAAGATTGCCTCTTCCGGTTGAATGCGTAAAGCTTTTTTTAAGCCTCCGGTGTGCTATTTTGGGGGGGTATGGGGTATCAAACCGACTCACAAAAACGATTTTTAAGGGCATCCTCGAACGATTTTTCGGAGCCATTTTTCCATAAAAACGCATATACGCTCAAAACATGACATCCGGAGGAACCATGGAAGATGGCGTAAAAGGTATTGAATTGAACAATACAGATCCCGAAACAGTGTTTTGCAAAGTAAACGACGAAAAAAGTTTAATTGAGCCACCGGTAAGGCCGTCTCCGGACACCGTTCCAAAATTGACAAAGGAAGTGACGGAAAAAGTTTGCGAGTATATCCGGAAAGGTTTGACGTGGGAGAAAGCCGGAGAGATCATGGGTATCAGTCCGAACACGCTCCGGTGTTGGACGCAAAGACACGCTCCCTTTGCACTTGCTATAAAAAAGGCACGTCGCGAACTAGAAGTGAACCTCTTGGAATCAATAAACAATGCCGGCGAAAAATCATGGCAGGCTAAAGCTTGGATGTTGGAAAGATCCTTTGGATATATACAAGCACCTAATAGAGTTGAAGTTAAACAAGATGTTCAACATGGATTATCTCCGGCCTTGGCTCAACTTCTCGCCGGATACAATTCTAAAAACGTGCAAACTATTGAACCCAAAGAAGTTAGACAAATTGAGGCGGAAGTAGTTGATATTCAATGCCTCAAACCTGCTAAAGACAATAATCATTGTGCGACTAATGCCACCGAAAAGGCTTTAGAGGTTTCGGAAGTGAAAAGAAAACGTCATAAACCCATGAGACGCAAGAGGTTACGGAAGGGGGACGACACCCCTATGGCCAGCCCCCATCCCGCTGAGAAAAATGTTAATACCCCCTAAGTGTTTGCGACACAAAATAAAAAGAGGTCTATGTGACAAAGCCAATTAAAAGCAAACAAAAGTCACCAGAAGAGATTATTGCAGAAATCTCAAAACCAGTTGGATTTGCACAACATGTTTTAGGACTAAAGCTTTACGACTGGCAACGCAAAGTTCTCAAAGATATGGAGACACAACAGGCTAGAGTGGCGTTAAGAGCAGCAAACGGATCTGGAAAGACTTCCACTGTAATAGCTTCAGTATTGTTATGGCATTGTTTCACGTTTCAGAGGTCAATAGCTGTAACTACAGCAGGCGTATTCAGGCAAGTCGAAAGTCAGTTGTGGCCAAACCTACGCTCGCTTGTGGCTCGTATAGGGTCAGGATGGGAAGTCACATCCGGCGAGATTCGCTACCTCCACCCCAACGGCAACACCAGCCGTATCATAGGCTATTCAGCCACCGATCCTGGCAGAGCCGAAGGCTGGCATGCCGAGAACCATAAAACCGCCCCCTTGCTCATGGTCGTTGACGAGGCCAAAACTGTATCCGATCCGCTATTTGAAGCCATCAGCCGATGCCAACCCACCCGCCTGCTTATCGCATCCAGTCCCGGCGGTACTAGCGGCGCGTTCTACCGAGCCTTTACCAAGGAGGCTAATATGTGGAAGAAGCATGCTGTCACGGCGTTTGACTGCCCCCACATAACCCAAGAGCAGATTGACGAGATAACCCAGCGTTACGGAGAAAAGCACCCGCTAACCCGCTCCATGATTTACGGCGAGTTTGTTGACATAGGTGCAGAAAGCCTAGTCATCAACCTTGCCCAGCTCCAGAACTGCTACAACACGCCACCAAGGTTCAGGCCAGGGGTCAGGATAGCAGGCGTTGACTTTGCGGCTGGCGGGGATCAGAACGTAATCTGCATAAGCGATGGCAACAAGATCCTTCCCATGATCGCATGGCGCGAAAAGGACACGATGGCGGCTGTGGGTAGGTTTATAGTCGAGTTTAAGAAAGCAGGGCTTGAGGCCAACAACATCTACGCTGACGCAAGCGGTATGGGCATGGTTATGTGCGATGCCTTGGCTGAAGCTGGCTGGATTGTCAATAGGGTCAACTTTGGTGGTTCGCCATACGATGGTAACGCCTATACCAACAGATCGGCTGAAATATGGTACGGCATGGCAAAGAAGATTGAGGATGCCGAGATTATCCTGCCGGAAGACGAGGACTTAACAGCCCAGCTTACTTGCAGGCGTACCATCACCAATAGCAAGGGCAAGCTAGGCGTGGAGTCAAAGGACTCAATGCGAGCCAGAGGCATAGCCTCGCCTGATAGAGCCGATGCGTTGGCATTGTGCCTAAGTGGTGGTAATGTAGGCTTGGACTTGACTTTCCCTGTAGAGCGTCCAAGCTGGAGACTTCTTAGCCAAATGATGGAGTCACACGACCCTGTTATGGCTGGCTTTGATGCAGGAGGATAAACTATGAATATCTGGAATTGGATTACTTCAAACTGGCAAGAGATCGTAGCCGCTGTTGGTGGCATCGTTCTTGCCGCACGCATTATTGTCAAGCTCACCCCGACTCCGGCTGATGATTCGTTCTTGGAGAAGATCGTCAACTTTCTAAAGACAGTCGGCCTGAATATTAAATAAGTTTATTTGTGCTGCGTGCAATCCTCGAGATCATCGCAGCAGTGTTTCGCCTCATTCCGAATTGGAAAGAGAAGCGAGTACAGAACATCGAAGGTGAATGGAAACATAACCGCGATGCTATTGAGCGTGATCTGCGCGGCGAGTCTTGGTGGTTGCGCAACAACGACACCAGTAACAAACACAACGGGGATAGTTGAAGAGCTAATGAAAGATCCTACCTATACTGAAATTCGTCGTGGAACACCTGGCACTCGTGAGTGGGCTAGGAAAGCATTGAATGCTGTCAACGATCTTTCGTATGAATTAAAAGTGGAGCGTAACAAATGAAGAATCCCGAAGCACGCGACGGTTATCACATGCGGATCATTGACTGCTTGAACCAGCGCGAGACTTGGGAGAATCGTCAACGGTTGTTCTACCAAGCCCGCTACTTCGGTGTTCGTCGCAAGATGAAACCTTGGCCGTCTGCGGCTGACCTCCACGTTCAGTTAATTGACAGCGCAATTGAGAAGCTAAAGCCTTCCTTCGTCAACAGCGCAATCGGCAACGACATCCTTTCCAGCTTTGTCCCCATGCGCCAGCAGTTGACCCCGCTGACCGTATCTGCCGAGCGTTGGTTTGATTACAAGATGCGCGAACAGTCAAACTTCCAGAAAGAGATTGTCTCGGTTATTGACAACTTATTGTTGTATGGCCGTGGTGTATCAAAGGTCTTGTGGAATGAAGACAAGAAGCAGATCAGCTTTGAAGCGATTGATCCGTTCCACTTGGTTGTGCCTGCGTATAGCAAGAGCATGGCCGATGCAGACTTCATCGTTCACATCATTCTTGTTTCGGTTGATTCCTACAAATCTAATCCGATGTACAAACAGGACAAGGATTTTGTCACCAAGATTAGTGGAAAGGTCAACCAATCCGTCGGTCTGCGTAGCGAGATTCAGGATGAGATTTATCGTCGTGAAGGCATTACGCAGGAATCCGGCAACGACACGATCATCTTGTGGGAACTTTACACTCCGTCCGACAAAGGCTGGAAGGTTCAAACCTACAGCCCGCTTGAAGTCGAGACTGATGTTCGCAAACCTTTCTACTTGCCGTATGAACACGGCGAGCCTCCTTTCGTAGATTTCCCCTATGAGGTCACAGGGGGCGGTTGGTACAGTCCTCGCGGAGTTGCAGAAATCCTCCTCCCTGGCGAGAACCTGTTAAACAAGCTCAAAAACTCCCTCAGTGACTATGTAGAGCTGGCCAACCGACCCGTCTTTGAAGCGCAGAATCCGATCTCGCTCAACACGGCGAATCTGAAGATGCAACCAGGTCAAATCCTTCCGCAAGGATTGAAGCCTGTTCAGTTCAGCCAACCTCCATTTGACTTCCAGAAGCTTATGCTCGAAGAGCGTATGCTTGCGGAGCAACGGATGGGTAGCCCTGACTTTGGTGCTGGTTCGCAGTTCCAAGTCTCGGATCGTAAGACTGCTACTGAGATTGCGGCTGTGCAGGCACAGGCTGCAGCCTCAGGTGACTTACGCAATCGTATTTTCCGAATGAGCTTGTCTCACTTGTTCCGTCAGTGCTGGTCGCTGTACGTCCAGTACGCGAAGGAAGATTTGATGTATCGGTATGCGGAAGATACTGGCTCAATGCCTCCAGAGGGTATCCACTCTGAATATGCAATCGAACCCAAGGGTGGACTTGACTTTATTAACCGCCAGTTCGCGTTACAGAAGTCTGTAGCTCGGATGCAGATGTTCCAAAATAATCCTTTTGTAAATCAAGGCGAGCTGGTTAAATCAGTGCTTGAACAAGATGATCCCTCGCTGGTCCGCAGACTCTTCCAAGATCCGAACGCAGCCTCTGGCGATCAAGCTGAAGATCAAGCGACTGAAATCGCGACTATGCTTGCAACTGGATTCCCAGTCGCCATCAAGCCTTCGGACGATCACAAAGCGCATATATCCGTTCTGTTCGCATTTAACCAAGCGGCTCAACAGCGACAACAGCAGGTCGATCAGAGTGCAATGCAAGTTCTGATGGCTCACTTGCAACAGCACTTGGCTGCGTTGGAGCAGATTGACCCGAACACATCCCGCGCAATCCAGAAACAGCTTCGTGATGCGGCTTCTGCTCAAATGAAACAACAAGAACAAATGGCGCAACAAATGCAACCCCAACCACAGGTAATATAATATGGCAACCAAAAAACAAGCAACCAAACCAGCACGCAAACCAGCAAGCAAACCAGCAAGCAAACCACTACCCACAACAACCAAGCCATCTTCGCTTGATCTAGTGCGTAACCCTAATTTTGATTCTGCAATGGCGCAAAAGAATTATGCTAATTTTATGGCAGATCAACGGGCAAGACTCGCATCGCAACGCGGACAAAGTAATGCCGAGGATATTTATAACCAACTTAATAAATTTAATATTGGCCTTGGTGAACCAATAGATTTACAAGCAAGCCTTGCGGCAAAGCAGGGGCGACAGAATGCTGAAGATATTTATAACCAATTTAATGAATATGCTTCAGGTATAAATGAATTGATGCGAGCACAACCACAGCAAGCACCTCAACCAATACAAACAATTGCTGGTCCAAGGTCGGCAGTTCAAATGAACCCGCAAAAAATGCAAGCATTCCAAAACTTCATCCAGCAAGGCATCCAACGTAGCAATACAATGAACCAAGATACGATGACAAACTTTGCAAACATGCAACCTGGTATGCCAACAACCGAGACAGCAACTCCATCCACAGCAAGGCCAACAATGCCTATAGCTGGCATTGGAATGCAGAAATCACAAGCAAAATCAACAAGAACATTTGCTCCCACTAAAGCATTTTAGTGGAACAATTCGACACAAGAGATTTGATGGTTGATGCCTTCATCAAGGAAGGCATGGCAGGCGCGGAGATCGGAGTGTTTGCAGGAGACTTCTCTGCCAAATTAAGAAGCAAGAATCCAAGCGTACTTTACTTGGTTGACTTATTTGAAGGCAAATGGCCGTCCGGTGACGTGGATGGAAACAATCTAAGGCATATTGACCTTCACGAATCGCTTGTGGCGTTGCACGACAAGTACCAGAAAGATCCAGTCGTAAAGCTTGTCAAGGGTGCGTCATTCTTCTTTATGGCAAGTTTGCCTGAGAATTTGCTTGATTTTATCTACCTTGACGGCGACCACTCTTACCCAGGCGTAAAGATTGACCTTGAGATGGCTAGGATCTTGGTCAAGCCAGACGGTTTAATTATGGGTCACGACTACTCAATGAACATGGATAAGGCCAAGACTAATTACGAGTTTGGCGTGAAGAAAGCTGTTGACGAGTTCTGTACGAGGCATAGCGTGGCAATCAAGGCTATCGCAAATGACGGCTGTACATCATTTTGCATAGTCAACACCAAATGAGAAAAATTAAGGCAATACTGGCTTTCATTAGGAATCAAGCTTGGGTCAACGAACCCAAGTGGAGTAGTGAAGACGAGAAGGCTTGGACTGGCTTTCTAGGAACACCATCCGGCAAGCGTTTAAGCCTTATCCTTTTGAACCTAACTTTGCGTAATAACGCCTCTGCCACCGAAAAGAATAATGCGGAACTTGCGGAGGCTTGTGGATATGCTAAAGGATTTCGTGGTTGTGTAGCGGTTCTTGAATCGCTTGCAACTGCAAAACTAAACTCAGCCATCCAAGACGGCATGGATGGGTCTGATGAAACTGCCGTCAACTAACCTGCCTACAGAATGACTCCCTGTAGAGTGGTGTAAGAAAGGGTCAAAATGGCGGAATCAACGGAAGTTACGGAATTGGATATGCTGAAACTTGCGGCTGCAACCGATGCTGGATTAGATTTAATCCCAGAGGATGAGCCGAAAGAAGAAGTGGAAACAACCGAAACTTCAAGCGGAGATAACTCGGAGACACCCGCGACTCCTGAAACCACCGAAACCAAATCCACATCGATTGATGCGGTGACGGATGAAGTCCCAGAGACTGAAACCGTTTCAACCAAAAGTTCTTTAACAGAGCAATCTGATGAACCCAAGTCAGAGTCGGCTTCCGAAGAAAAGAAGCCAAGCAAGTACCAAAGGGCACAGTCTCGACTCGCAAAAGAGTGGGATGATGTCAAAGCGGAACGAGCAAGACTCCAAGCTGAACGGGAAGCACTTGAAGCAGCCAAGGCTACAAAGGCTAGTCAAGAAACTCCTGAAGCAGAGACAAAGGGAAACAGTCGCAAGTTTAGCGCGGAAGATTATCGGGAAGCAGCAAAAAGCTACCGTGATGAAGGCCGTGACGATCTTGCGAAACTCGCTGAAAACAAAGCCAGCGAGATTGAGGTAGAGGACAAGAGAGAGTTTGAGCACAAGGTGCAGACTGAACTGAAGTCTGCGTGGGATAAGAACCTTATGGAAGAGGTCGATTCCAACCCTGACCTCAAAGACTCTTCTACGCCACTCTACAAAGCTGTTTCTCAACTGCTACAACAGCACGCGATTCTGCGGAACTATCCCGCTGGAATCAAAGATGCTGTTGGTTTGGCCAAAATGCATTTGAAAGCGGAGGCCGCCTCTGGCTTGGAAAAGAAGATTGCGCAGTACGAGTCCGAACTGACTCGGCTGAGAAAAGCTACGACACCGGCGAACAGTCAGCCTTCGGCTCCTGCACGTCAGAAACAGTTTCATGAAATGTCCAGCAAGGAACAGGAAATGGAATTGTTGAAGATGGCCGCAGAAGCTGATCGCGTCTAAACTCTGGTTCTAGCAGAAAGATAATACTACAATGGCTAACGTAACTACTGGGTCTGTCTCTGCACAGTTTCAGACCTTTTTTTCAAAGCAACTCCTAGAACGGCAGATCCCCTTGCTCCAGATGGAGCAGTTTGCCCAAAAGGTTCCTTACCCGACGAAAACTGGCGGCAACAAAACGGTCCGCTTCTTTCGTTTCGACAACCCAAGCATCAGCTCGATCACCACTCTCTCCGAAGGAACGACTCCTTCTGGCGGATCTGGTGAACGTCAGTTGACCCTGACCACGGTTGAAGCGACCCTCGTTCAGTACGGCTCCAGCATCGTTCTCACGGACGTGTTGCTCGCCACCGAACTCTTCAACCACTTGGCGCAGGCCACGAAGCAACTCGGTGAAGACGCAGCGTTGCATGCCGACACATTGTCGCATCGCGCGTTGGTCTTGAACACGACTGACTCCACGACTGCTGGAACAACCGTTTCTACTGCGGCTTATACCCGCTATGCTCAGAACGGAACCAACGGAACCAACTTCCAAAGCGCATCTGCGGCTAATGCTGCGATGACTGCTCTTGACTTGTTGGATGCCGCAACCTCACTCAAAGTGAACCGCGCTCCCAAGATCAAAGATGGTTACGTCCTCATCGCTCCTCCTCAGGTCACTCGTGACTTGATGAACGACGATGACTTCCTCCGTGTGTCCTCCTACTCTGCTCCGGATGCTATCTTCCGTGGCGAAGTTGGTCGGCTCTTCGGCGTGAGCGTGATCGAAACCACTAACAACTTGACGGCTGGAACGGCTGCCTACGGTGTTAACACCGAAGCTACCGGAACCAACTACGCTTCCATCGTTCTCGGTGGGCAAGCCTTCGGCGTGCCTCACCTGACGGCGGTTGCTGCAACTGGATCGCCTTATGCTCCTAAAGTCACGATTCTGGATGCTCCAGACAAGAGCGACATCTACGGACAACGCACCTATGCGTCGTTCAAGACGTTCTACACTGCCAAGCAGTTGAACCCTGCGTTCTACCGCGTGGTGTGGTCGAAGAGCAACTTTAGCTAAAGATCCTAATGGGAACCATGCTAGTTATCGGTATGGGTCCTCGGAAGGCTGGGGAGGGTAAAACCTCCCCAGCTTCTTCCAAAGAGAAGTCTATGCCCAAGGAAGGTCTTGTTCGCTTGCCGCTATCTATGCTTGAGATGGATGGTGGAGAAGGCGAAATGGCTGCACCCGAAGCAGGCGACTCTGTGGAACTCAGTGGCACAGTCGAAAAGGTGGACGGTGATGTTGTTCACGTTCGCGTTAATGATGCGATGGTGGAAAACGAATCCGAGAAGCCCGAAGAGCCAATGATGTCTGAAGAGGATAAAATGCGTAAGTTGGCAGAGTCAGCCGACGAGGAAAGCTATAGCTAATGCCGATCTACCAGTACACCGACACCCGAAACGGATCAGTCGTTGAACTGGAGAAATCGGTTGCTAATCGGGATTCAGTTCCCAAGCACCTCAAGAGGTTTACTTTCCCACAACGCTTGGCAGTATTTGGAACCGGAGAATCCCCATCCGATCCCAAGCTGTCGAGTACATCAACAATTATGAAGGGGTACTACAAACAAGAACAAAAGCTTGGGAGTAGGTTCAAAAGCAGCTTCAGCGCGGATCAAGTGAAACGTGCCTGGGGTCGCAAAGGAGATTAACTATGTCAGACATTTATGTGCGTAGGGAAGCATTGGCCAAAAGCCGTCCTTTCCGCCTCGATACAGCCAAAGAAACGCAGTTGGTTGAAATTACCAGCACAGCTACTGGCGGGACATTCAGCACGAGTGCAACCAGCCTTGGTGCTTTGTTGCTCAAAGTCAACGGTACTGCTGTAAAGATTCCGTTCTACACGGCGTAAGTTATGGGGCGCACTCTATCAAGAATTGCGCTAGGTGATGCTGGCACGACCATTGGAACATCTGCGTCTACATTCACAGGTGATTACGATGGCGTGTCGGCGTTGTCTACTGGAACCATTGGCTTAACGATTAGCAACGCCACTTATACTGGCCTTGCA